TGCTGGCCCCGTGGCGCCGGTCGGTCCCGTCGGACCGGTAAACGGTCCAGTTGGTCCAGTTAGACCAGTCGCGCCAGTGTAGCCAGTGTAGCCGGTCGGACCCGTCGGGCCAGTGTTTGTGTTCGGGCCGGTACCGCCAGGGCCGGTCGGCCCCTGGGGACCCGTCCCCCCGCTCCCGGTAGGGCCGGTTGGCGAAACATAGAGCGGACCGGTTTGAACAGCGAAGATCGGCATCAGGTCTCCGTCAGGCTGTAACCGACACCGTCAGAGAACTGGAAGCGGCCGTGCATCAGAGCGATCTTCACCGGCGGGCTGCTCTGGTCGTACATGATGAAATCGTAGATGTACAAGCCAGGGATCAGCCCGGCTCCGGTGCATCCCGTTGCGCCCGTGAAACCGTTCATCACCACATCGGGCACGTTCATGTGCAGGATGCGCGAGTTGACGTCGTCGACCACGACCAAGGTGCAGCCGGTTTTCCCTGTGTCAATTTGTAACAGGGGAGTCGGCTGCAACAGGTTGCCTTTAATGGTGATCAGGAAGTTCTGATTTGATAGTGTCCAGGCGGGACCGGTTATGCCGGGCGGCCAGAACGACGGTTGGGACCCCGTCGGTCCGGTCGGGTCAAACTGAAAAGCATCTTCCCAGGTCGCGTTGTTGACCGTGGAGATGTCAACCCGTGCACTCGTAGGAACACCAGATGGGCCATCTGTCCAAGACATGGTCGCTAGACCCCCCAGCTCGACGATGTCGGAAACGGCGTCGAAGAGCCGCCATCTTGACTATGGGTGCGGAAGTTACGCGGGAAGCTCCACGCTTGCGCGCCACGCAGGTAAGCTCGCTCCGCCTGGACCCGGGCCATGGCGATGCCGTCGCGAAAACGCTTCACGTTTATGGGCCCGTTCGCCGAGTCCGAGTACGACTTGGATTTGTGCATCTGCATCCGGCCAACGATGCCGGCTTCAATCACTCGCTCGTATTGCGGGATTAACCAGGAAGGCGCGTCAGGAACATCACCATGTTGATTGGGCAACACAATGGACTTGAAGACCCGTGCACTTACGGCAACGGGGTTGTTCTGCGGCCATATCAAGCAGATGTTGATGGAGGGTGGCAGGAGATCGTCGACCACAGCTGGGTAACAAACACGATTCTGGTCGACAATGTCACCCAGACGCTTAATCTGGCCGCCTTTCGCCGGGGTCAGCGTGTAGTTCTGGGTATTCTGCGTGATGGTGAATGGGATCCACTCTGGCCACGTGTTACTGTCCGACAAGAACTCGTCGATCACATTAAACATGACCCCGCGGATGCCCGCTCGCGTCGCGCCCGGGAGTTGGACCTCACACTCATTCATCAGTCGGTTAAGGTCTTGCTGCTGGATCGCCATCGGGTCTGTCTAGGTGTCCTTACTGCTGTTGCTGCGGCGTCGCGATCGTCGGCGATGCCGGCGATGCAAAGATCCCCACGAGCATGTTCTGAAACTTGGCGAGGAACGAGTTCGCTCGTTCCACCGGTACGTCTTCCTCATCCCGGAGCATAGCGTGAGCCACCAGCCCGTAGACTATCGGGAGACGGAGCTGCGGCTCGATTGGGACCTGTTCCGACGAGACGGCGCCAAAGCTTGGCATGCGATCGCCAAACTTATAAACAAACATGTCTGGTCGAAGTCGTCGCGCTTCGAGGAGTGCCGTATTCAGCGCGACGAGCAGGGTATCGTCACTGTAACGATACGGTGGCGTCCGATCCAATAGGATGGTCCGGGCGTCGGAGACGTAACTTTCCACAGAGTCTAGGGTGAATGAGGTGGTGCCTGCCATTATTCTTGGAAGTCCCCAAACTTACCCATAAGCTCGCCGTGCTTCTTGCCGGCAGCCCGGGCCTCCTCTTCGTCAAAGATCTCGTCCGGTGTTTTCTTTTTGCGGGCGTCGAGCCGCTTCTGTGCTTCATCGGCGATGGGATCAACGGTGATGTTACCGGCGTCATCCCAGCTGTAAGCGCCAGCGCTACCTCCGCCGGAAAACCGCTGTGCGAACTTCTTATCTTTCCCGGAATAGCGAAACTTGGTCATCGGTGGAGCACCCTATGGATCTGCCCCACACTCGCAGCGATGTGTTAAGGATTTGAAAAGAATCCCCCTTGACTGAGCAATTCGATACAGTCATCAGCCTCGCCAAACCATAGCCTGCCCGGATTACAAGGAGGACATATGTTCGATCGGGTTGGAAGGGTGCTCTGCGCCGAGTGTGCAGGGCGGATGAATGCCGTCGAGATCGCCCGCGGGGCCGCGCTGTTCGTCTGCGAGGACTGTAGCCATGCCCTGGCGGTCAACTGGCCGTCTTACCGAGACAAAGAAAAGGGGGGCCGTAAGCAGGCCCCCCTCTCCTAGTTTACCACTCCGGGTGGCTTACGAGCCCGGTGTGACTTGCGCTTGAACAAGTGCGCGTCCGTCGACCACCTGGTAGCCGTAGACTTGGAGGCCACGAAGGATCTGTCCGAAGGTCAGCTCGGAGCGGAGAGTCTCCACCTTGCTGATCTGGGACGCGAAAGTCAAGCCGTGCGCGTGGCCAGCGTAGATCGGCCATTCGCCAGCGTTGAAGTTCGCCGACTGCGTGCTGTTGTTGGGCAACAGGTTCGAGATGTAGATGGTGAACCGGTCGACCATGCCGAGGCGTCCATTTCGTAGCATGGACACCGAGTCACCGGACAGATACGCCTGCCGGAGTTCGGACTGCTTGATCTGGCGACCAGCCCATGCCGGCATGACGACCCAACGGCCGACTTCCGGGATGTTCTGCTCGTCCAGAACCTGGCCCATACGCATGAGCACGTCCAGGAGTTCGACCTGGCCGGCGCCGGCGTTGCGGCCCACGACAGTCAGAGCGGAGCCCTGAGCGCCAAGGTTGAGCGAGCCGGTGATTGCGCCGGCTGCGGTGCCCTGGTTGGCAGCGACCATCTGGCCGTAGATGCCGCCGAGGACGTCCTGGTCAACAGCGATCTTCAGCTGTTGGGCAGCGTCGTCGGACCACATCGAGAGCACGTTCAGATCGCTCTGCACTTCCATGACGTCATCGAGGATCAGCGAGAAGTACTTGCCGTTCCCGATGTAGAGTTCGACCGTGCCACCCGTCGGCCGGTCCAGGGCCAAGAGGCCGTCGGACAGGTAGTTGCGGATGGTGATGGTCGGCTTGGTGCGGATCTTGACGCGGTCGCCCTTGTCACGGATCTCGCCTTCGTAGTCGGTGTTGCTGATCGCCGCCAGCACCGTCGAGGCGTAGAACTTCTCGACGAGCTTGCCGGACCAGATCTCCGGGATAAAACCAGTCGACTGTAGGGCGTTACCTACGCTGCCGACCGGATAGATTGCAGGCGAAGAGCCGGCTGATGCGCCGCCAAAGCCCGCTGACGGAATGCCCATGTTGAGGCCCCCAGCTTAGGGCCTCACACACCGTGGCCCGGGTTACTTGACCATCTGCACGCGACCAGCGTTGATCGCGGCATGGATCTCAGCTTCACGAGCCGCTTTCGCCTGCTCGCGCCCATTCCAATGGCCGTGCGTGACTTGCCAGTAGAAATGGCTGATATCTTTGTTGGTGATCGTTGGCTTTGCCTCGGTCGCCGATGGTGCCGGCGAGGGAGCAGCCCTACCCGGAGCAGCGAGGTCTTCCAGCTTCAGCGCTGCTTTGCGTACGGGCGTCGGAGACGGCGGTACAGCAGCTTGAGCTTGGACCTGCGGGTCCGTGTGCCCGGGGCTCTCTGCGAGGAAGCCCCTGAAGAATGCAAGGATCCGCCCGGCGTCGCCTGCGGCGAATGCTTGATCCAGCAACTGTTGCCTTACTATGCCCGAGTAAAGATCCGGTAAACGCAGCCAATCTTTCCACTCGTCGGAGCGGTTGATGTCGCGCCAGTTCGGCAGATCGTCGTCCAAGGTGGCATAGACGTCATTGGCCTTGACCCGTTGCAGCTCTTGCTCCAGGCGGCGGTTCTTGGCATCGAGCTGCTCGACCACCGGGAGCACGACTTCGCGCGCCTTGCGCTCCATCACGCTGAGCGCTTCGTCGCCGTAGGCTTGGCGCTCCTCGTCGGTGATCAG